CCGAGAGTTCATCGTGCAATCCGACGCGAAGAAGGTCAAGGAAGGCGACGGCGGTTTGAACAAGGAACTGCTAACACCCACGGCGAAAGAAGCGATCGTAACCGTGAACGAAGCGCGCGAGGCCGAAGGTCTCGGGCCCGACGCGGATTCCGAAATCGGAGAAATGAAAGTCGCCGAATATCGGGCGATGCAAGAAGCCGCCGCAGAAGTGAGCGGCGAAGCCGAAGCGAAGGAAGAGCATGGCATCGATCCGAACCCGCAGCCGAGCGGCGGAAATCTTCCGGGACAGGGTCCGAGCGAGAGCGAAGGCGCGGCCGGTAAGCCGGGCGACAAGGTACCAGGCAGCGATCCGCCCGCCGGAAAGCGCAATCCTGGCCTACCGGCGGGAGCTCCGTCGAATCGTCGGAAGCCTCGAGCGTGATCTAGTTTCGCGGCTCGTCGCTCTGTTCGAGCGCACGGACTTTCCCGCGGACGCGCCCGCGCGCGAGGACGCGCGCCCGGACGCGACGCGCGAACGCGCGCGCCGGCTTCTAGGTCAGGTTCGCTTTCGCGTGCTCGATCAGGATCGCACCGCGGCCGTGCAAGAGGTCGCGGCGCGCGTGGCCGCGGCGAACTCTCGTGAGTTCAAGCGCGTGATTCGGATCGACCTGCCCGCGGTCCAGCCGTCGATCGCGCCGGCGATCGATCAGTTTCGCGAGCGCAATGTGAACCTGATCACGCGCATGAGCACGGACACTCTCGACCGGATCGACAAGGTCGTGGACGAGGCATGGTCGAAGGGCTCGCGCGTCGAGGTCTTGCGCGCTCAGTTGCAAGATGAGTTCCAGGTCAGCAAGTCGCGTGCTGATCTGATCGCGCGCGATCAGGTGCTCAAGTTGAACTCGCAGATCACGCGCACGCGTCAAACGTCGGCCGGGATCAAGCGCTACACGTGGACCACGAGCGGCGACGAGCGCGTGCGCGGAAATCCTAACGGGCTCTATCCGGACTCGGATCGTGATCACTGGTCGCTCGACGGCCGCACGTTTTCGTGGGACGCGCCTCCCGTCGTGAACCCGAAGACCGGCGAAACGGCGCACCCCGGCGAAGACTTTCAGTGTCGGTGCGTTGCGACGCCCGTCCTCGATTTCCTAGAGGAAACCGGGGACGTTTGACGCTATGACTTCGATGTCATAGGATTGGGGGGTCCGGCGCTTGTCGGGCGGACCTACTTCGGTCGGTCCCCTCTTCGAGCGCCGCACTGTAAAGATGGCGTATCGGTTCGATGCAGGTCGGCTAGGTAAAGCAGAGCGCACGCCGCAAGGTGGCGCGCGAGTCGCCGCTACGTTGACGCGTGCGGGCGTCCTTACGTATCGCAATCCCGACGGCACGACTCGGAAGGAACTCCGGCCTCCCGACGAAGTGTTTCGGACGGACTCGCTCGCCACCTTGCGTGGCGCGCCCGTCACGATCGGACACGTTGCGCTCGTCACGCCCGCGAACTTTCGCGAGCTCGTGCGCGGGCATGTGTCCGACGAGGTCCGGCGCGACGGCGCGTTCGTCACATCGTCGCTCATGCTGCAAGACGACGAGGCCTTGACGCGCATTGACGCGGGCGAGCTCGTCGAACTGAGCGCCGGCTACACGCTCGATTACTTGCCCGAGCCGGGCACGTATAAGGGCGAGCGATACGACGGAGTCCAGCGCAACGTGCGATATAACCATGTCGCGCTACTTCCCGCCGGGGGCGGACGCGCGGGGCGCGACGTGGGCTTGCGCCTCGACTCGGCTTCGGCCGCTTGTGACGACTGGCCGAGTGAGCTCGGCGCACTGATCGAAGTTCCGGGCGTCGAGCCCGTGTTCATCGTCTGACGAGGAAACCAATGAAAATCAGGTTCGACGGAAAGGACTACGACTTGAGCACGCCGGCCGATGCCGCGGCGTTCCAGCAAGCGGTTAGCGACTACACGGCACGGCACGGCAAAGAACTCGCGACCGAGTCGGCACGCGCAGACGCGGCCGATGCGAAGGTCAAGAAGCTCGAGACCGAGATCGCTGACACGTCGCGTTTCGACGCGGCCGTGTCCGAGCGCGTCGAGCTCGAGACCGCGGCGCGCGCGATTCTCGGAGCCGGCTACGAGCTCCGAAGCGACGGCAAGGCGAAGAGCTCGCGAGCGATCATGCTCGACGTGATTCGCGCCGACGACAAGGACTTTTCCGACAAGGATGCGTCCGGCCAGAATCGAAGCGACGACTACGTGCGCGCGCGTTTCGATTTCACTCTGAAGGGCGCGACCCGTTTCGACTCGATCCGCAACGCACCGAAGATCGTGCGCGAAGCGGAAAAGAAGCAAGGCGATCTGCGAAACGACGCGAACGAAATGCCCGATGTCGAGGGCGCGCGTCTCGCAATGATCGAACGTGATCGGACGGCGTGGGAAACCCCCGTCGCCAAGGCGTGAGGTAACATGGCCGTTCAAACTACGTATGTGTTGGACAAGGGGATCGGCTTCGCGGGTCAAATCCTGAATGCCGAGTTTGCCCAGAAGATCAGCCGAATCGCGGCCGGTGCGATTCCGTTCGGCCGCGGCGTCTCGCGACGCGCGAGCCCCGCGGACACTCCCGAGCAGGTCGGCTTGCCGGCAGCGACGGGCGACGTTTCCGCGACGTTCCGCGGCGTGTCCCTGCGCGATGAGTCGCGCAAAGCAAATACCGGGTACGAGGTCAATGATCCAGTCGGCATCGGGCACAAGGGCGTCTTCGTCGTCGAAGTGGACGAAGTCGTGCTCGATGGCGAGGCGGCGTTTTGCCGACACGCCTCCGGCGCGGGCGGCACCACTCTCGGACGTTTTCGAAATGACGCGGACACGGCGACGGCCACGGCGGTTCCGACCGGCGTGTTTCGTGGCGTGACCATCGCGGGCCCGGACGGCGTTTTGCTCATGGGTCTCGAGCTCAATCTGCCGTAACGCGGCGCGAACAGGTCAACGGTTCAAGGACAATCATGGATCTCTCAATCTTTTCTCAGCTGGCCGGACCCGCCGCGCCGGTTATCAATCGCCGCGTCAACTACGACGCGATGTTTCTCGCGATGGGGCTCGGCGACTGGACGAATCCTCGCACGGGCGCGCGCTTCGACGCGAGCGACACTGCGTTTTTGACGCGCCAGATCGAGCACGTCCGCGCCAAGACCTACGAAATCAAGACGCCGTCTCTCGACGCGTTGCAGTGGGTTCCCCTCGCCTCGGACGTGCCCGCATGGGCAAGTCACGTCGTGTCTGTGATCTACGACGATGCCGGCCGCGCTCGCGTGATCTCGAACTCGGGCGACGACGTGCCGCGCGTGGACGTGACCGTCAAGGAAGAAGCGAACCGCGTGGTCTCGCTCGGCGCCGCCTACGGCTGGGACCTGTGGGCCATGCAGCAAGCGCTCGCGACGGGCGTGCCGCTTTCGGATCTGAAAGCTCGCACGTGCCGACGCGTGATCGCGACCGGTATCGACGAGATCGTCGCGACCGGGCAGCTGACCACGACTGGCCAGACCTTCGGCATGGTCGGATTCGTGAACGCTTCGGCGGTCACGATCGAGACCATGGCGTCGGCGGGTCAGTGGGACGACGAGCCCGCGGACACGGTGATCGCGGACGTGACGAAGCTGATCAGCAAGATCAACCAGGACACGAAGCAGGTTTTCGTGGCGACTCAGGTGCTCATGGCGCCCGAGCTCTACAATCACATTGCCGCGCGTCCGCGTTCGACGACCAGCGACACGACCATTCTCGAGTTCTTGCGCCGCACGAACCCGGGCGTTTCGTTCGACTTCTGGCACCGTCTCTCGAATGCCGGCGCGTCGAGCAAGCATCGCATGATCGCGTACGCCAAGACGCCCGAGGTCGTGGAAGCGCTCGTGCCGGTGAGCTTCACGCAGCTCGCTCCCCAGGTGCGGAACTTCGAAACGCTCGTGCTCGCGTATGCACGTTGCGGCGGTGTTCGGTTCAATCATCCGACCGCCGTGCGTTACGGCGACATTCCGCACACGGGCTGATCATGGCGATGGCCAAGAAAAAGCCGGCGCCGGCCTTGCCGAAAGGCGAGGTCGTGCGTCTCGTGGCGACTCACAATCTCGCTGGGCCCGGCCGTTTCCGTTTTCGGATCGGGCTCAACGAAGTGGTGCGCAGCGAGTTCGACGCAATGCTGTCCGAGATCCAGAAAAAAGATCCGGACGGCTTGCCTCGCCAGCTAATGGCCTTCGAGCGCCTGTTTTCGGACGGGCTCTTGAGCTTCGCCACGGACGAACCCGAGATCGCGCCGGTCGCGTCTTCGGGTCCGACTACCAGTGCTTCGGCACCGTCGGGTCTGCCCGCCGACGAAGCCGCGGCGCTGAAAGCCGCGTCCGAGTGTAATGACTCGGCGCAGCTCGAGGCGTGGTTCGCGGCCGAAAAACGCGCGTCGGTTTCCGACGCGATCGTCGCTCGGCTGAAAGAGCTCGACGCTTCGAAGTAGCCGTGACGCTCGTTCAGTTTCGGGCGCGGTTCCCTGAGTTCGAGACGGCCCTGGACCCTTTCGTCCAGGCCGCTCTCGACGGGGCCGCGTCCGAAACTAGCGCGGGCGAACTCGGCACCGCCTACGACGAGGCGCACGGACTTCTGGCAGCACACAAGCTGGCAATGAGTCCGTACGGGCAGAGCGCTCGCCTGATCAATGACGACGGGCGAACGACCTATGAATTGCAGCGCGAGGGCGTCGTCGCTCGCGCGATCGTGAAAGTAGCGGTCAGTTAGGAAGGCGTGGGAGCAACGGTCAAAATCACCGATCGAGACAAGGGCGCGGCGAAACTGATCGCGGCGCTGCTCGAGAAGGGTGCGCTTTCCGTCGGCATTCTCGGCGAGGACGGGGGCGAGTCGCACGGCGATCTGACCGTCGCCGAAGTCGCAGAGTTCCACGAGTTCGGGCTCGGCAACAATCCGCGCCGGTCGTTCTTGGCCGACTGGGTTACCGAGAAGCACGACGAGATCCGAAACGTCGTGATCAAGGGCGGACAGTCTCTCGTCCGTCGGCAGATTCCTTCCGTGTCCACACTGCTCGAGCAGTTCGGGGCATGGGCGGACGGCTCGATCCAGAAGCGGATCGCCGATCAAATTCCCCCGCCCTTGAGCGAAGAGACGATCGCGCGCAAGGGCTCGAGCGTTCCCCTGATCGACACGGGTCAACTCCGGTCGTCGATTTCATACCGCGTCGATCAAGGCGCGCTCGCTGGTTCGGAGTAGCGTGCTCTGGGCAAACATCGCCCCCACGCTGACCAGCGTGATCAAGTCGAACGCGCTCGCCGCGCCCGATACGAACTGGCTCGCGCAGCCGGACATCGCATTTTGGGACGGCGGGAAAACCCCGTTCACGAGCCCCGTCGTCAAGGCGACCTTGAAACTCCGAATCCCTGCGAGCCGCGCGATCTTCGATCAGCGGCGCGTGATTCCGAACCCGAGCCCGTCCGCGGGCGCTGAACTGCTCGAAGTTCAGCATGGCATGCGCGAGTTCACGCTCAACGTTCTGTGCAAGTCCTACTCGCAAGAGTTCCCCAAGTGGGCGCACGAAATGGCCGAGCGTATCCGCACGCGGATTCAGCGGCGCTCGGTCCGTCAAGAATTGCTCGCGGTTCAGGTCGTGCTTGTCGAAGCCGGCCCGATCAATGACGTGCGGCTTGTCGAAGACGACCGCGCGACCAGTGTCGCGAGTCTGGATCTCAGGATGCGTGCGGCGTTCGAGGACGAAGCGCAAGCAATCACGTGGATCGAGTTCATCGAATTGACCGGCCAGATCAAAGACACGGCCGGCGTCACCTACCCCGCTCCGCCGAATTTGAGCGAAGCGGTCATGCCCAGCGATTGAGGCGCAATGGCACTTTCCGATATCGTCAACGTTCAGATCACGCGGCGCGCGTCGGCGCCGAGCCAGGCTGGTTTCGGTCGCGCGCTGATCGCGGGGTATCACACGAACTGGACGCCGGGCGTTCTGACGAAGCTCTACAAGAACCCCGACGACATGTTGACCGACGGGTTCACGACCTCGCACATTCTCTACAAGCGAGCGCAGACGCTTTGCAGCCAGAAGCCGCGCCCGAAGGATTTCAAGATCGGCAAGCTGCAAACGATCATGACTCAGATTGTCGAGCTCACGCCCACGGTGACGACTCAGGGTTTCGTCTACTCCGGCAAGATCGGGGGCGCGTCGTTCTCGTACACCGTCGGCCCCGCGGCGACGGTCCAGATCATCGTCGAAGCTCTCGCGCCGATCATCGATGCTCTCGCGGACGTGACGGCGACCGAAGACAATACGAAGATCACGGTCACGAGCACGGCCGGGGTGATTCTCGAGTACACTGAACTCGTGCCCGAGCTTCGCGTCAAGGACGCGACCCTCGGCGCGGGCATTGCCGCGGACCTCGCCGCGATCTTCGCGCAAGACGAGGACTGGTTCGGCTTGCTGCTCGGTTCGAATAGCGAGGCCGAGGTCAACGCCGCGGCGGCATGGATCGAAGACAAGCGCCGCATGCTCGTCTACACGACGGCGGATTTCGGAACCAAGGACGCGGGCACGACGACGGATCTCATGTCCGATTTGAAGGGCCTCAACTACTTCAATACGGGCGGCTGGCATCACCAGGATGTCAACGGCGGAATGGCCGCCGCGATCATGGGTCAGCGTCTCACGGCGCTTCCCGGGTCCGACACGTGGGCTCTCAAGGACGTGATCGGCGTGCCCCCGACGAAGCTCTCGGCGGCCGAAGAGGCGGCGGTCTACGGCAAGAACGGGAACACGTACACGCTGATCAAGAATCTCGGCACTACCTTCCCCGGCAAGATCGCGGGCGGCGACTACTTCGATATCGTTCGCTACATCCACTTCTTGCACGCGCGTCTCGAAGAGCTCGTGTTCGCAGTGCTTCGCTCGGGTCAAAAGGTCGAGTACACGCAAGCCGGGATCGACGCGATCGTCGGGGCGATTCGCGCGCTGCTCGGGCAGCACGCGCAACGTCCGATCAACGCGCTCGACCCCACGTCGATCTTCGTCCAGGCGCCGAAAGAGTCCGAGATCAGCCAGGCCGACAAGGCGAATCGCTCGCTCCCGAACGTCGAGTTTGGCGGCAAGGTCAAGGGCGCGATTCACGCGGTCGATATCTTCGGCGAGCTCACGAACTAAGCCGCCCCTGAACGCCAGAAGGAAACATGAAAGCGTACAGTCTCGAAGAATATTCGTTCTCTTGGAGCGGCGTTCCGATTCAAGAGCAGCGCGGCGAAATCACGATCACGGCGAACGCCAAGAACTTCGCCCTTCGCGTCGGCAACGATGGCGTCGCGACGCTGGTCGCGAACAAGGACAAGTCGCACACGGTCAAAGTGAAGTGCTTTCAGAGCTCCGAGATCAATTCGATCTTTTCGGCGACTCTCAACGCGGCGCTTCTCTCGCCGGGCGGCAACGCCGGGATCGTGCCGATGGCGATCACCGATCGTCAGGGCAATTCCGTTTTCGTCGCCGCGGAAGCGTTTCTCACCGGCTGGCCCGAGAAGGTCATCGGTAGCGAGCTCGGGGACGAGGAATGGGAAATTCTCGTTCCGAGTCCGGAACGCTTCGACGGCGGTAACTGATCATGGCGAGCATGATGCCCGAGGCGAAGGTCGTCGAAATCGACGGCAAGCGCTTCAAGCTCTACTTGCTCGACGCAACGCGCGGTCATCCACTCTACGTCAAGCTCGTGAAGGTTCTCGGCCCGTCGCTGCTCGCAATGGCAGTGGGCGAGTCGGCCGGGGGCGACGCCGCAATCGCGGGCGCTCTCTCGAACCTTCTTCGATCGCTCGATCCCGAGCTCGTCACGGAACTGTGCGGCGTGTTCGGCGGTTTCTCCGAGGTCGAAATCGAGGGCAAGTGGCCGCGCGTCAAGAACGTTTTCGATCAGTACTTCGCCGGCAAGTACATGCACATGACGAAGTGGCTCGTCGAATGCTGTCGGCACAACTTCGCCGATTTTTTCGACGCTGGCTCGCTTATGAGCGTCCTCGGCTCACAGGCGAGCACGTCCGCGTAGACGTTCCGAAAGATCTCGACTGGTTCATTTATCGCGTTCTGACCGACAAGCGGTGCTCGATCGGCTGGCGCGACCTGCAAAGCATGACGCTGGTTCAAGTGCTCGACGTTCATCGAACGCTTGATCTGCGCGATCAACTCGACTCGATCGCGAACCAGCAAAAACCGTAGCCATGGCCCTTCGGGAACTGCTCGTCCATTTCGGCGTCTCGTTCGACGGCAAGCAACTCGACGCCGCGAACCAGAAGATCGACGCTGGGATCGGAAAGCTTCGTGACTTCGGCACGGCGCTAGCTGGCGCCTTCGCCGCGACGAAGATCAAAGACTTCGTCTTCGGTCTGGCGAACCAGGCCGATCACTTGCGCGACCAGTCTCGAATGCTGGGGTTCAGCATTCAGAACATGCAGGCATGGCAGCATGCCGCGAACCTGAACGGGGTCAAGGCGGACGAGTTCGCGACCTCGATCGTGCGGCTCAATCGGAACATGGCCGAGGCCGCCAAGGGCACCGGTCCGGCCGTCGAGGCGTTCAACGATCTCGGGATCAAGCAAACGGAAATCGGCAAGCTCGACGCGAATGCGACGCTCGAGCGTCTGGCGGTCGGGTTCTCGAAGGTTCAGGACCCGGCGAAGCGCACCGCGCTTGCGATGGATCTCTTCGGGCGCGCGGGCGCGAAGCTCTTGCCGCTCTTCGCAGAAGGCCCCGAGGGGATCAAGAAACTGCGCGAGGAAATGTCGCAGCTTGGCGGCGGGATTACTCAAGAGTTCGCCGATCAGTCGGACGAGCTCAATGACAATCTTGCGCGCCTGGACATGGCGACGCTCTCGCTCAAGGTGAAGATCGCCGGCATTTTGATCCCGGCGTTCACGGCCGCGGTCACGTGGTTTACGAAAATGACCGGCTCGGTTCGGAAACTTCTCGAGGGCTCGCGCCTGCTCGAGTCAGCGTTCATCGTCCTCGGCTCGGTCGCGGCGGCTCAGGCTGCGATCCTGATCGCGAAGTGGGCGCCGATCCTGAAAGCGTTCGGGAAAACGACCCTGCTGATCGCTCTTGCGGTCTTGCTGCTCGAAGACCTGATCGGAACCTTCGAGGGCAAGGACTCGGTCATTCGGCGAATCATCGACGGCTGGTTCGGCGAGGGCGCGACGCAAAAGGTCGTGGACTGGTTCAAGGGGATCGCGGACGGATTCTCGACGATGGTAGACGACGCGCGCTTTCGAAACGACGAGTTTCGCGCGACGTGGGACGCGACGCTCGAAGACATTCGAAACGACTTCGAGGGCACGTTCGGGGGCGCGTTCTTGGGCGAACTGCTCGCCGCGGCCGTCGATACTTTTTTCGTCGCGATCAACGCGATTGCGGGCGGCTGGTCGGGCGCGGTCGATACGATCAAGGCTTTGCTCGAGGGGCTCTTCTTCTCGTTCCAGGTCGTCTGGGAAGACATCATGCACGTGACTCTCGCAGCGATTGCGAAGGTCTCGGACGCGGCGACCGCGGCGCTCAACTTGGCCGCGAAGATCCCCGGGCTCGGCGACCTCGGGACGGACACGAGCGCGCCCGGGTATGTGTCCGCGTCCGACCGAGAAAAGGGTCGCCGGCAACTTGCCGAAGGCGACCTCTACGCGAAGGCGCAATCGATCGACGCCCGCTTGCGCGGACCGAATCAGGTCGCGCAACGCGCGGGCACGAGCGCGGCGACGAACGCGCGCGAGGCATTCGCGGATCTCGGTTTCGTTCCGGGTCAGCCGATGGTCTCGGCGCCCGTCAATATCACGCAAAACTTTCCACCGGGCACCCCGGCGCAGACGCAACGCGCCGCGGCTCAAGGCGCTGCCGATGGCGCGAGCCGCGGGGTCAATCGCGGCGCAGCCGCGGCATTCACGCAACGCGGGAAGAAATGATCTATGGCGTGGACGTAAGCCACCACCAAAACCCGACGGCGCTCCCGTGGGCCGACATGCGCGCGGCGGGCTGCTCTTTTTGCATCGTGCGCCTGACCTACGGAACGATGCTCGACCGACACGCGGCGGAACACGTCAAGCGCGCGCGGGCGGTCGGCATGCGCGTGGGCGCCTACCACTTCTTCCGCGCGAGCCTACCCGTCGCAAGCCAGCTAGACGCTTTCGATCGCGCGTGCTTCTCGTCGGGGTACGGCGAGCCCGGGGACATCGTGCCGGCGCTCGACTTCGAAGACGATACCGAGAAGCGCCCGATCCTGCCGGAGCACGCGCCGCTGGCAGAGCGCGCCTATCGCGGGCTGGAACTGCGCTTCGAGGCCGAGCCGCTGATCTACACGACGCAACGCGACTGGGGCCGCGTCGGCCGCCCCGATTGGGTTCTGCGCGCGCCTCTCTGGGTCGCTCACTACAGTGCCCCGAGCCGCAAGGAACCGGCGACGCCGGGCGGGATGGCGTGGGCGATCTGGCAGCACCGCGTCGGGCGTTTCGTGTTCGACGGCCCCGCCGGCTATTACAAGGACGATGCGCCGCAGATCGATCAGAATCGCGCGCTTGCCTTGCCGCTGATCAACGGCGAGACGTTGCGGGAAACCGCGACCGAGAACGCCGCGCCCGAAGAGCGCACCGTCGCCGAGTCGGGCGAAGACCACGACGCGCGAGCGCTAGCGCTCTTGCAAGCTCGCCTGCTCGACGGGCTCGACCTGAGCGACGGGAGGTAAGCATGCCGACGATCATCGCCTGGGAAGATGCGAGCGGAGCCGAGCAGGTCGCGGTCTTCGATACCGACATGCAAGAGGTTCACGAGCGCGCGAACGTGATTCCCGAGCACCCCGTCGAGGTCGGCCAAGACGTAGCCGACGACGTGCGGCGCGAGCTCCGACGCTTCGCGGTCGAGGGGTGCGTGAGCGACACGCCGCTCGTTTCGAGCCCCGGCGCGGTCGAGCAGGGCGGGGAGTTTCGCGAGGTCGAGCTACAGATCGCCCCTATTCCTCTGAAGTTTGGCGTATCGCAGCTAGCGGGCGCGGCGATCGACGCCATTGGCGACGCGATTCTCGGAACAGGCGCGCCGAAAGTTCACATGTTCCGTTTCGACGATTTGCCGAGTCGCAAGCGTGCGGCGTTCGAACTGCTCGAGGGGATCTGGGAAGACGCTCAGGTCGTGCGGATTATCACGAGCATGAGCGAGTACGATAATATGATCCTGGAATCGCTGACCGCTACGCGTACGCCGGACGACGGCGACGGCGCGAAGTTCTCGATCGCGTTCAAGGAAATTCTACGGGTCAAGAGCGAGCTCGTTCTCGCGCCCGAGCCCGCGGAAGTGCTCGGTCAGCCGAAGGTCTCGGCCGGTTCGAAGCACGTCGAAGACGATCAAGAGCGCG